TCGCCCTTGCTGCCCTAAGTTCTTCGTATGCCCAGACTTCATTTATAATGCGGACATAATCTCTTACACTAGCACACTTACTAGAGTAAACTTTTACACCCCAACCCGTCCAGGTCTTTTTTGTTTCAGGTAACATCCATTTTTCTGACTTATCAAAAGTTCTTATGCCGAATAAATTATTTGCCTCATTTGCAAATCTAGACTTGCCCCAGCCAGATTCTAATATTGCCTGGGCAACAATCATTTCTTTAGGTAATTGATAATCCTCAGATACAGATTGATAAACATAATCTATACAACTGTTCAATGACATAACAAATTCTTTATTTGATCCAGAAGTTATATCTGGTTCTTCCTCTAGAGCACCTCGTATATCATCTATAAAATCTTGATCTACTTTAGGTACTTCTATATTCTCATCGCCACAATCTATTTTTGTACAGATAAATTCCTTTTCAGAATTCTTTAACTCATCTGTATCATTGTAGGACCATTCTAAAAAGAAAAATGTAATAAATGTTATGATAACAGCAATTACAGCACTAGATATATTTTGTCTCATATTAACCTCCGAATGTTATTACTAGAGCAACAAAAACTAAAGCAATTAATAGACAAAACATATCCTCGCCCATTAAATCTTTTTTACCCATAGGATCCTCTCCGTGCCTATTTAGTTTTCGTTTACTCATTCGTGTTCGCCACCTTTGCCTCTTGTATGAATGCCAGTAATCTTTCTAGTTTGTTTAAAATAAATTGCTGTAAGCACAGTCATAGTGATAAGGGCAGCGTGAGCAAAAGCAGATATGCCAAATGCATAGATGCTTTCTACGATATAAATCCCAAAAACAGCAGACCACATCCATGCCAATACTTGCATAGACATAAACTTAACCTGAAAAGGTAAATTTTTCAAGGCATTCTTCTTAGGATTCATTATTAAATCGTATTCTTCTTTCATAGTATTCTCCTTAGTTCTCTTTTTGTTTTCCACGGTTTACATTCATACCAAGATTCATTGGCCTCGTTTAAAGGTCCTTCATTCTCAACATCAACTTTTCGGGAAATTCTTATAATGCCTTTCATAAAAAGGCTTAAGGCAGCTTCATATTCTTTACAATCTTTATTATTGCCACCTATCTTTCGTCTAGGTGTTTTATATAAAGCTCTTCTATTATCTAATATATTGCGGATAAGTTTCCTCTCCGCTCTGTTCAGTTTATCCATAATATAATTATGCGACTCGACTTAATTCGAGTCCCATTTTTTCAAACTTGTTTCTCCATCTGTAAAACTTTTTATTGTGGTTGCCTGTATCTCCCTGAATCGTGTATTGATAGTGGTGTACCATTTCGTGGCCTAGAACATTTATAAAATGTTTCATATTTTGAAATGTAGGGGAAATAGATATCTCAGTAAAATCAGGATCTTTGGTATCATAACAATATTCGCCAAGAGCACCTCTTAGTTGTCTTACTCTAATTTTAGGCATTTCTAATTTGCCATTGAATATAGCAAAGTTCAATATATTAAACATCATAACAGCATTCTTCTTAGTTGGTTTATAAGGTTTCTTATAATCAACCCCTTTCAAGACTGTTGCCAGTTTCTTATATCTTGCCATCTGTACCCACCTTTCTATGATTCTCTTAATATATTTATTATATCACAGAAAGATTGGCACATCAAGCATTATTCCTTGTTGAAAAACTGCGAAATTTATACTGGATAAGACGGTTGTTTCTGCATAAAATCATCGTCCCAATGGAATGCGTCTTTTATTAGATTGGCAGTCAATCCTTTATAAACTTTATTCAGTTTCTTAGATACAACATTTATTAAAAACTCAGCCTCTTCAGCACATAAACTTTCTAATAATTGTATGAACATTGTTTCTCTTTTATTTTGAGTGATAGTTGTATCACCACCATCAATAAATCTAAACAGAGTTCTTGCTTCTTGTAAAAGAATAGTATGTTCTGTGCCAATTGGTGCATCATTTGGTTTGTAAGGTATTGGTCCACCCTCAAGTGGTAATGACCATTTGATCTTTGGATCAAAAGCACCTTTCAATATTTGTCTTAAAGCCTGACTATCATTTTCTCTTAATACTCTAAGTTTCTTTGATTTGTCTTTGGCATTATTTACCTTTAAGCATATTTCGCTCATTAAGGTAACTGCACCTGTGTCAGTCTCAAGTTTCTTTGCCATTAATTTTTTAGTATTTTCGTTAGGTAATCGGTTGACACCTAGTATATCGTCTGTTCTTTGCATATTTATTCTCCTTAACAGATTAATCTTTGATTAAGTTTTAAGTTATCAATAGTATTATTTATAAGAATTATTCCGTATCTGGAATAAATTCTATATCAATTTCCTCTTCTTTATTTAGAATTGGTCTATAATTTAATTCAGTAACCTTCTCACCATTTGGCAATACTTTTACTGTAGCTATTTTTGCAATAATCTCTTGCATAGGGTGTTTTAAATCGTGTTCTCTATATAATGTAGATTTAATTACCTCTATTAAAATTGCTAAGTCAGCAATAAATTCTGTTTTCTGCATATCACTAATTGACTCTTGTAATACAGTAAGAATGTCTATCGCTAAACTTTCTGATAATTGATCAGCAACTCTCTTATCATTCATTAATTGAACCTTACTTATTTCTTCCTGAGTAAGTTTAGGTCTTTTATTAATATTTTTTAAATATTGTGTTTTAGGAAACTGTATTACTTTACCCATTGTTACCTTCTTTTCTTTTCTAGTTCTTTTCTTATCCAAGCTTTTGCTTGCCAAGTTGATGGACTTCTTCTCATCAATCTTCTAACCTCTTTAAATACAGCCGTATTAGTTTCGTTATCATTATCTCTATTATTATCCACTACAACAAAATTACCCATACCGAATAGCCTTTGAAACTTACCTATATTTGCCTGAACACCTTTCCAGTTTTTAATCACAACAGGCTCTGCTACTTTTCTTGCTCTCTTTTCATTTCTTATAAGTGCAACATCTAAACTAGTATTAACAAATATCATAAAGTTATCATAACCTACACGATAAGATTGCCTAAAGTCATCTGCCAGTCTATCGTAATCCCTGCCTGTACCATCTACAACTATGCCTAGTCTATTTTCAATATGTAAATCCATTTGATTGCCTGTTTGTCTTTTTGCCCGACCTCTCATAGCATCAAGAATACCACCCTCAATACTTCTTAAATCTAAACTTTGTCCTGCCTTCTTTAGTGAATTAGTTAGAAAGTTATCACTATTAACAACTTTCATACCTGTACCTGCAAATAATCTTCTTTGTACATAAGACTTACCTGAACCAGGCCCGCCTGCAAGAAAGAAGGCCTTGAATATGTGAGGGTCGTAGACGCCCTCGGTCAAGAATTTGTTATAAGATAGCATATTGCTATTTATAACATTCTATAGCGAGGATATCATCTACTATGAACCCTATTTTTAAAAAGGTATGTATAGCATCATTTGTGCTATGAGCCCTTATTGTTATAGGTTCAAAATGTTTGTCTGTTATAAACTTATACTTTTTTCTTCTATCTGTATTAAATGATATAGTAGGAAAGTTAGTCTCTTTGAATGGAAAAATCATACGAGTTCTCCCTTAAAGTTTATCTTGCCTTCGTTGACAAAATGTTCTTTAAGTTCATTGAAACCTCCGATAAGTTTATCATCAATCATTATTTGAGGAACAGTTCTAACAGGTTTGCCTATCTGTTTATGAAATTCCTCAATGCCGATTTTTTCTACTTGTATTGTTTCATACTCTAAGCCAAGAGACTCTAATAGTTTCTTGGCTGCATTACAATACGAGCAGACAGGTTGAGTATAAACTTTGATAGTCATTAGTTTACCTCAACATTGGTTATTGGAGCAGACATATCTAAAACATCCTCAACTGCTGATTGAGCAAGTTGGTCAACATCTGCAGCCATTTCAATCTCTCTATTTATTTCATCTTGAATATAAGCAAAGAGTCTATTTGAGTCTGTATGTGACCATCTAAGACCTACATAGATACGATAGTTTTGATCGGCAGTTATGAAAACATCTTTTTCAAATTGCTCATACCCGACTACCTTTGTATCTTTAATTAAGTTTACAATGGTACTTTCTACTCTAGTGGCAACTTGTTTATTACCCTCTGCACCGAGTTCAGTAATATACATTTCTGCCTTTTTATTCATTTGACCTTTCATTTGATCGGCCAAATCTGCCTTAGCAACTAACATAGCTTTTTCTATTGCTAATTGTAAGTCAGGACTAACAGCGGTACCGACACCGTAAATAAACTGATCAGCATCCCTATTAGTTATGAGACCTTTTTTAACATCGTGGTCAAGATACCATTGTGGCACTTCAGTTAATACTTGTTTAACTGATCCCTCTGAGTTAAAAGATGCCTCTTGTTTAATCGAATGAGTACTACCACAAGCAGCCAAGAATAATGACAATGCTGTAGCACCTATTACGAGTTTTGATTTAGAATCCATTTAATACCTCCTTAATGATATTGATTGATTCATCACCTATTTCGGGATAAAAATACAATAATATTGCACCCAAAATAAATCCTGTTATAAATTTAACCATTTGTTTCCCTCCTGTTAAATTACATATTTTCTAATACAAATAAAAAGAACAGTATCATTCCTGTTTCAAACATTTGCATTTTCTGTTCATCTTCCATAGTCCAAGTCTCTACATCATCTGGATTTTCACCAATCTTTTTAGTTTCATCACAGACTCTAGTTTCTTTCTTAGAAACTTCAACACCATCCTCAATGACGGTCTCGGTATAATATTTACACTCACCATATATAGGGCCTTCATTATCTAATTGTTGAACAGCACTAGCATAATTGGTTAACAATACGGTAACCAATATAAGTGTCATAGTAAAATAAAATCTATTTAGGTTCATCTTCCTATATCCTTCACATTTGATTTAGTAATAACTTGATAGGCACCTTTATTATATGCAGGTGCAACTGTAAAATTTTTACTTTCTTCTAGACGCCAATTAACTGCAGGTTTAGTGCCAGCAATTTTGCCTTTAATTTTAGTAGGTGTTTCTACCTCTTCTCTATATTCCTTATCAACTACTTTCATAGGTTCTGTATGAATAGGTTGTGATTCACCTACACGGTGTCTTTTCAAAAACTTTTCGTGATCTCTAAGAGTTTGAATTCGCTCTTCAGTAAGAGGAATAGGTTTTCTCTTTGATCTTTGATATGTGTATATTATAGATCCCATCTTAAATTCTGATATATCCATAGTATCCAATCTATGGGTTCGTGTTGACTACCGTATGGCGAATACCACACAATAAAAGCAATAAAAATTGCAGCAAGTAAAACTGATGTAATAATACTACTCATCGTCCTTTGGATCTCTTTTAGCCATTTCAGCAAGTCTTTCTCTTTCTTCTCTAGCCGTGATGCCTAATTTATCTTTAATATACTTTTGAGGGTTCTTTTGAGACCAAGCCTCGATCAAGTTTTCTATATTCTTGACTGATAGTTTGTTGCCTCTAAATTCTTGAGGATTATTCTTTCTAAATTCTAACAATTCTTTTAACCATTTAACTTTCTTTGGTTTAGTTTTCTGTTGTGCAAATTCAGCATACAGATTTTCTTTTATTGAATATATACCCATATAATTATTTCTCTCCTTTAATTTTCTTTAGCATATCATTATTTGTTATATTTGTCAAGCGTTAATTTATACACTATAACCAGAGGTTCCTGCCCAAGTTAAGTCTGGTGATTCTTCTTCAAGGTCCTCTTTATTAATTGGTAGTTCACCATTGGCATTCTCAAATTCATTTAGTATCTTTTGGTACTTTTCAATTTTCTGATCAATGGCGATATGTACAGAGTCATTGAGATTAACTGCCTCTCTGATCTCTTTTAAATCTTCTATTATTTCTATTATGTCGTTCACTTATTACTCCTTTGTTGTTGTTCTTTTAGTGTATCTAAAACTGACTTGTCGGCCATATGGTTTACCAAGTATGTAGTTTCCAATACACTACCCACGGTCATTCTCCGAAGGCATAGATTTCCTGTCACCGTGGGTGACCATACTCTCGGTGTTTTCGCCTTTTACATTTGCTATGGTTCCATATGCTTTATCTAATCCTTTCTTAATTAAATCTAAACTATCTTCATTTGCCTGATATCTGATACCGACCCCACCTCTGGCAACCCATCTCTCTAGGTTCTTAGGTCTATCATCAATCAATATATTTGGTATGCCAGTCTTTTTGTCAACGGCATATGATTCTTTTCTTTTGGTTACTATGATGTCTTTCGGATCAAAATTATGTTTCTTTAACCACTTAGTCTTGTAATATTCTGAGTTCTTGTGGTCGTCTCTGAGTGGTGAGGTATTGATGTACCAATCACCACCAGTGTACGACTTAACTAAATCAACTAATTTCTTAGCGAAAGGAAAAACTGGTAAGGTCTCGAAGAAGTTTGTACCTTGTAATTCTTTAATTGAAGTATCTAGCGTAATCTCACCTTTATCTTTCCAGTGATTTACTTTTCTAAATTCTGCAAGGGCTGAAAAGAAGTCAGCAATCACGCCATCCATATCTACATATACTCTACTACTCATCTGAATACTTTCCCAATCATCAGTATTACCCCAATACTTAATGTTATCAACAGTAAAAATTCTATCATTAGAGATCACCGAAATCTTCTTTAAACATTTGATAATAAGCAACAACGGCACAATAAGTAAAAAATGTGAACATTGTTAAACTTGCAATTAATAATATAGTCATAAAGTCCTTGTTTTTCTTTGTTTTATGACTAATCTTATCATCAATTAGCACACAAAACAAGCGAAAAATGGATTAAGAACCCTTTAGAATCAATAACTTACCATTTTGTTTAGAGTGTTGCAAAAATACAACACTATTTTAGGGGGTTTTCTGACTGAAATTTGCATATAAAATACGAATCAGCGATGTCTGAGGCGGGTGAATTATAAGTGCAATCTAACTCGCCTAGCAAGTCAAATCCAGCGGTCTCTTTAAATGCGTCTATCATCATCTCTTTGTTCGCATTTCCCTTTCCTGTTGCAAATTTCTTGACTGAGGAGGGGGCTATGAGTTGATAAGGTATATCTGATTTATAGAATTTGTATTTAAGTAGACCCATATTTTCTGCAATATGAAAAGTCTTACCTTTACTGGCAAATGAATAATCTTCTAGATTAATCATTGGCATATGTGGTTTAACAGCGTGTTCTGGATAGTATGATCTGATTGTAGAGATTACCCAATCAGCAATATTTTCATATCGTTGTTGTGGTGTTAGGTAGCCTTTATGTAAAGTACCAGTTATATTTGGTCTAAATGTGCCTTCATACTTTTTCTTGTCTGTTAGAAAATAAAAATCTTCAGCGTTTTCTGTTTCTATACAGATCGCAGGACAAGATAGTGAATAGTCAATACCTATTGATTTAATCGTCATCATCTGAGTCGTGAAAAGAAATATCGTTTAAATATTCCTCATCAGACTCTTCTCTTTCCCAACCACAAAATGGACAATAGACTGGAAGATAATGTTCTTTATCCATCTCGTGGTCAATTTTATATTCTGCCGAGCAGTTATCACACTTTAACATTAGGCAGCGACTGTTGAAGTTATGTCAACTAATTCACAAGCACCAGCAGTACAAGATAGTTCTTGAGTGCCTGTTGTATTATCTTCATCTTCGTAATCTGATAATTTTTCAAAGTCAACATTAGTAGGCATTTTCTTTAATTCTTCTTTAAATTTTTTCTCATCAATATCTTGATAAGGTGCCTGTTGATATGTGTGGTCAGAGTGTGGTAAGAAACTTACACCTGATACTTCGTCAAAGTGTTTATATACCCAAGCGCCAACTTCCATCCATTCTGATTCTTTTACTGATACAG